CGTCGTCCACGTACCCTTCGATCCCGACGTACTTGTTCTTTTCTTCAAGCAATTTAGGGAGGTTCGTGGATTCCGTGGGGTTCAGAATTAAGGTTACAAATTCGTTCGTCTTTTTTGAGACGCCACCTGGGTAGACAGTCTCTTGACACTCCTGACCGTTGAAGATCGACCGGATGAACTTCTGACCAATTGATTTCTCAAATACATCGATCAGAAGTACTATGACCTCTTGGGCGTCATGCTGGGATCCGCCTGTGAATGCAGGAAAACGTGTCCTGAAGGCGCCTAGGAGGTCCCGTGGATCTACAGGATCAGTCAAATCTTTCATAAACAGTTTCCGAGCGACCTTCTGGTACTCTCGCGTCAGGTCACACGGCCCGTCGTAAGGGTCCGCCTCGAACAGAAACTTACTCAAGGGGGGGACATGAGCCAGACACTGGACCGCGGTGTTGAAGTAGCACGTGTTGCCCAGGTTAATCAAACCGCGCATCCTCTTAGAGGAAAGGCTCGTGTAATCTCTAAATCAAAAATGGAGGCTCACCCGATTTACGCCAAGTGGGCGCCGATCATCAATGCGCACAAGAACAACCCTGGGACCGAGATTGAGATCCGGTTCGGCCGTTCGGCCCGTGGGGGCTTTGACACCAACGTGGGCCAGGTGGCGTTCAAGAAGGTCCTGCGGTCCCTCGAGAGTTACGACGGTTGGGAACAGACAAAGCACGCCAAGTCGACCGTTTACTACTTTGCGGGGTCCAAGCGTCTCACGGTCGATGACGAGACGGACGAGCAGGTTGGCCATATCAAGAAGCGCGTCCGGGTGGACGACTTTGTGCTCGACGGCAAGTCGCTCGATGTGCGTCTAGGTGTTTCGACTGAGGAGCCGTTCGAGTACGATGGTGAAGAGACGAGCACGGAGCAAAAGACCAAGGAGCGTTGGTCTTTTGTTCGCAAGAATCTCTCAATCGATATGTCCATCGTGAAGGGGAACCCGGACGATCCCGACTCGGACGAGGACACGACTTACCAAATTGAACTTGAAATTATCAAGCCCGAACTGGTCAACGATCAGGACACCATGTACAATTTACTTTACAAAATCTTCGACCTTCTCAAGTGCATCTAGTTCTTGGCCACCTTGTTGAGCCAGACGTTGCGGAACTTGGGGTCTAGACCAGCGCGCGCCAGACCTGCCCACGTATATGTATTCAGTGGACCGGTCGGTAGCCCTATATTAGCCAGAGCGTTATTCAGGTTCGCCAGACCCGTCTTATTGGCTGGAAGGGCATACTCCTTCTGGAGTCTGGGGCTCTTGGCAGCATTGTACTTCTTGGGTTTGGGGCTCTTCTTCGGGGGTGGAGATCTCTTGGGGATATTGGGCGTCTTGCGAGCCTTGGGAACGTAGGCTGGAATATGTCTAATCTTACCCGTGATTGCATTCTCGACGGTGCGTGCCGCGCGTTCGGGACTCCGAGGGACTTCGGCCTCGAGCCATGCCTTTATAGCCACCTTCATATTCGCCACCTTGGGCTTGGGCTTCTGGAAGGCCAGGTTCGTCACCAAGTTCTTATAACGCTGGACCTTGTTGGCCGGTAGCCAATTTGGAATCTGAATTCTCGACACGTAGCGCGCCTTGGATGGCTCGTTGGCGCGCATGCTCTTCGTCTCCTTGACGAACTTCTTGTATGTCCGGTTCACATTAGCCTTGAGAGGCTTGCCGCGCGCACCCACAGGCAACTTGCCGTAAGACTTGAGAAAAATTGCCTCATTTCCATTACGGTAGAGATTACCGAGGTTCTGTGAAAGCAGTACAGCGTACTCGAACTCGCGAGCCATGTTAGAGTTGGAATTGGAAGGGCTCGGTGAGGGCGTTGCGACCCGAGGCCGTGGAGGACTCGGCGCCTTGGCCGGCTTTTTACCCGCCACGTGGGCCCGGAGGGTGTTGAACCGGTTAGCCTTTGCCGTGGCGTTGTATTCTGTGTGCAAATTCACAGGCAAGAGCTTCTTGGCGATCTTGTTCTGTTCGGCCGCCGGAATAGTCGCCCATGCGCGGCGCGTTTGGACCCCCTCACCCGTCGTCTTTTCTACACGCCCATTGTTCATGAACGTATAGAAGGTGCCGTTGACCAACACATCGTACGTCCGGTTCAGCTTGGTCGTGACACCCGCCTTGTTCTGAATTAGGCCGATCAGGCGGGCCGGCGCCATCTTAGCATTCGCCTCTGGGATGTTCATATTGCGCGCGATGGCCAGGAGCTCAGCCTTGGTCAGACGGGTCGCTTGGCGGTTGTTGATGCGCAGGACGCTATTCAGGCCCATCTTGATGACGTGCTGCAGGCCCGGTTTGAACGCGTTGACGTTATTTCCAATCTTGAATATGGCGCGGACAGACGCAGGGATGTTGCGACCAGCATCTGTGTAAGCCTTGATGACCGTCTTGCGGCCCGCTGCAATTCCAGCCGGTACGGCGAACCAGTAGGGCTGCTTGCCCGGGCCAGGACGCACGTAAAATCCCTCTTTAGTGGCGTTCCAAGAAGGCGCCCGGCGGTTCTTGGGTCCTGCAACCGCCTTCTTCGCACCGTTCGCAAGAGGGTGGCCTGCGCGGATAAAGGCGTTCAGGGTCGCGCGCGGAATGGGCACCCCAGCGTTGGCGTAGGCCTTCACAACCTTGGGCCCTACACCCGCCATGTTCAGAGCGCCGCGGTTGAGCCACTCTCGAGTAGTGACGTTGCGCTCCATCTTGCGCCACTTGTAAAGGCGGGGCTTGCCGTTCGTCCCCGGGCGGATGTAAAAGCCCATGGGCGGGGCGGCGTTCCACGAGGCTGCGAGGGGGTTGCGGTTGGCCAGCTTGGCCTTCTTGGCGGTGGCAGCCTGCGCACCTGGCTTCCGGATCGCCGGCGACTTGGCGAGGTTCAAAGCCAGCAGGGCCACCAGGTCGTATTTGTCTGTGAAAAACTCCTTGAAAAGCTGTCGGGGCGCGTCGCGCTCGGACGGGTTCTTTATCCCTGTGAACAGGACGGTACCGTTCTTGAAAAACTGGTAGGTCCACTTGGGTTTCTTGAGTTTGAGGACTATGGCCGGGACGCCGCCGACCTTATCGTCGTATCGACCGATGCTCTCGACCATTGACTCGGGGAGCTTCTTGAGCTCGTCACGCAGGTCATCGAGTATGAACGGTTTATTTACGTAGAAAATTCCGTCAATCTTCTTGTACACGGGTGGGGCTCTCAGGAGCACCGATGGGGCCCAACCGTTTTTGACGATGGCGAGCAGAGCCGCCTCGTAGTTCCCGAGACCCATGACGTCAAAGTACTTGTCGGTCAGGACGACAGTCTGTTGACCCTTTTTGGCGATGACTTTATTCACGCCATCAGAGTCGCCTATCCAACCTTGGCCTTGGACCCAGCGCACCACGGGCTTCTTGAAGCTCGATTTATACCCCGTAATCTCCGAGAACCCCTTGGGCTCAGAGTCAAATACAGAGCGAAAGCTTGTCGGCAACTTGAAGGTTACGATCTTGGCCGTGAGCACAGACGGCGAGACCTTGTAGCTCCCCTGACTGTTCGTAAAAACGCGTTTCGCCCGGAAGATCTTCTGAATCTTCCGCGCGGCCGCGGTTCTGGGGGTGTTCCCCGTCATTTCTACTCTTGAATCATATTTTATTCGGCGGGCCGGCGTAGCGGGCCCCGGCGCCGCGGCCCCACAGACCCTTCGGGTCTGGTCTATTCTTCACCCTTGAAGTCGAGACCGTAACTGAGAGGCTGTGTCGCATAAGCCATTCCCTGGTAAATCTGGGATTCGACGCGGACCTCGAGCTCCTTGGAGCTGAACGGCCCGGCGTAAAAGTCTGGATTGAACTTGAATGTGCCGAGGTTGTTCTCGCGACAGTGCTGGTTGAACTGGGCCACGAAGATCTTCTGGGGAACGAACGCGTCCGGAGAAAACTTGAACTTCTCCGAGCACAGAAAGTGCTGGAGCGAGTTGGTCACCGTCGCAACCTGGCTCCGGATCGTCTTGAAGTACTTGGGGAGCACATTCCAGATGTCCTTGTCGGCGTACTTTGCCGAATAGTCCAGATAGGCTCGCAGACACTTGCACAGGATCGCAGGCATCTCAGCCTCGAGCTTGTACTCGAGGTGAGGGTCAGCCACGTCGGGGGCGATTTGCCTTCCAAAATTGATGGTGGCCAGGCGGCGCAGGATGGACCCAGAGTTATCCTTCCAGTTCGGCACCTCATTTCCACCCAGAATTCCAGGGGTTGTCCATTGCATGCTCAGTGCCGTCTCGCACTTGCGCGCGATGCTGACGTCCTCACCAGACACGAGCGACTGAAACTCAGCCTGCTCGAGCTGGAGATCACCCTTGATCTCAGGACTAATGAACATGAACCCCTTGTAGATACTCGAGAGACCAAACTTCTTCTCGATATTGTTCGAAAGGGTCGCGACGTCCTCGCACTCGTAGAACCGCCGAGCCACCTTGGTGATTAGTGTAGATTTTCCAGACTGAGCAATTCCTTTCAGAAATGGAATGACCTGCCAGCCGTCCAGCTCATTCACATCGAAACACAGACGCCCCATGAACACGTAGACCCAACGAGCCACGTCCTCCTCGAAGCGCTGATAGTCTAGCACTTTCTGCATGTGGGGCGTCGGGATGTCGTACCAGTCGTCCAGGTCGTCGTACGGCTCGAAAGGCTGGTCAAAGTACTTACAGGACACGAGCGTCGGATCGAGCTCCGCAAACTCTTCAGTGTCGTACTTGTAAAACTTCGTCTGGCGGCGCCCAGAGGCATCCTTGATCATCTCGAGTGGGCGGGCGTCCAGCAGGCCGTTATGGAAGGACCAGACGTGACGATCCTTTTTGATTTCAGAAAACTGAATATCCTTGCAGTTCGTCAAGTGCCGAATCACGTCATGGGCCATGTTGCCGCGGTTCGTGAGGTTCAGCCACATCTCGGCGTTGTCCTCCTTCTGGGTCTCGTCGTAGACAAAGTCCTTGATCTCCTTGACCGGCTTCCATGCGCGAGTATTGCGGATTTCCTTACAACACTGATCACGGTAACGACGGTATCCGTTACGGTAAGCCTGTTTCAAAAGGAAAATGAGAAGCTTCTGGTACGAGGTGGCGTCCTTCTCGATGTCCATGTCGACGTCCGGATTCTCAACCATGGGCTTGTTAAACATCTTGAATTCGGTATCATTTTCAATAAACTTATTGACGATGGCTTTGTAGCACTCCTTGAAGCGCTTGATGCGGCGCTCAAAGGTCATCTTGTTCCCATTGATGTCCTGGGTCTCAGTCTTGCTAATCTCAAGCAAGTCAGCCCGGGCAAGCATGTAACCACAGATATCGATAATTCGGCGCTTGTTCACAAGCAGACGGTCGAGGTCCTCCTTGTCGATATCCACGGGGAGGCCGTTAGGATCCCGGTTGGGTGTTGCCGGGAGCCACTTGGCCGAGAGTAGTTTGAAAATTTCTTGTCGCTTGTCTCCGTTCTGGAGTTCCAGATGGAGATTACGTTCGCAATCCACAAGCTTGGCGTCCAGATCCGCAGGCGTCCACGAGTTGATTTCCTTCTGGTAGGCGCTGCCCTCAGCCGCCTTTTTGTTTGTGGTGCCTTTGGTTGCCATTGATACAACTGGCTGCGACTTTTTTAAGCGGGCGTGGGCGTCGGTGGGCACGCACATGGCTTGACCGCCGACATGGTCGTCAGAATTTTGACCAGAATTTTGTTCTGCATCTCCATGCACTGGGCGATTCTCTCGGTCGCGTCTTTCAGCCCGACCAGGGTCGTCGCGATCGTCTCGCCATCCTCGGTGGCGAGCAGGGACCCGAGGGCCTCGAACATATCCATACCCTCGTCCATGTCGTCCATCTCGTCCTCATCTATCTCCATCTCCTCTTCGTCTTCCTCAATCTTGGCACGGGACATTGTAATATTCCAACAGAAATTAAGACCTTGGGTTTTTCGCGCTGGAACTTTTTCGTGACCTATATTAAAATGCCTGGTGGCGGACTCATGCAACTCGTGGCGTATGGCGCTCAGGATGTGTATCTGACTGGTCAGCCCAAGGTGACCTTCTTCCAGTCGACCTACAAGCGTCACACCAATTTCGCTATGGAATGCGTCCAGCAAACCGTGAACGGATCGGGTGGCAACGGTGGAGTCTTCTCAGTGACCCTGAGCCGTTCGGGAGATCTCGTCGGTGACATGTTCATGGTAGCCCAGCCGACTCAGTCGTCTGCTGCAGACCTGACGTCGACCAACTCCAACTTCGACATGAACTGGGTGGCTGAGCGTGCCATCGAGCGCATCGAACTCTTCATCGGTGGTCAGCTGATCGATCGTCACCAACAGACGTGGTTCCGTCTGTACGCGGAGGTGTTCCTGGACGACACGAAGAAGATGGACTACGGCCGCCTGACTTCGTCGTCCGTCGTGAACAACGTGGGCACGACGAGCCCCTCGAAGGTTTACCTGCCGCTTGTGTTCTTCTTTAACCGTAACCCAGGCCTGTACCTGCCCATAATTGCCCTCCAGTACCACGAAGTCCGTCTGGACTTTATCATGAGCCAGTACTACTCGAGCTATTTCGGCACGAACGGCATCGAGCTCTGGGCCAACTACATGTACCTGGACACCAATGAGCGTGACCGTTTCGCAAAGAACAACCACGAGTACCTGATCGAGCAGGTCCAGTACGTGACCCCGGACGCCGTCGGCGTGAGCTCGGAGAACGCCCCGAGCATAATCCGTCTACAGTTCAACCACCCAGTCAAGGAGCTGATCTGGTGCTACCAG